GAGAAAGCCCGTATAGCCCTGGGATGTTGAGGTTTTTGAAGTGCAAACCTGGGGTTAATTGACTGGTTCCCCTGTGGGGTAGTATTTTTTTGATTTTGTGGGGGTACTTATGGGTGACGAGAATGAGCTTTTGAAGTTGCGTGCGAGCCAGGTGATTTGTGCGTTTTGGTCTAAGAGCCCGCTGAAGTGGGTTTCTGTGCATGGTGGGAGCCAGCACGTAGAGATTGGAGTCAAGGACATACCTGTTCTGATTGAGTGGTTGAACCACTTACCCCTTGAGTGAAGCCTCTTTGTGCCGCTGCCATACCCGGGAAGGGCCTGTTCCTGGTGACGGGATTGCGGAGCGTTCGGGGGCGGGATGGGTACAGGGGGGTTTCACTGAGGGGGTGACTGATATGGGGTGCAAGAAGAAGGGGCGTAAGGGGAGGAGGTAGGGGGTGCCTGCCAAGTTGGAGAGGTGTGTTAGGAAGGTGAGGTCTTCTGGGAAGAGCAAGTCTTCTGCGTACGGGATATGTGTCAGTTCTACGGGGATCAAGAGGAAGAAGGGTGGTGGATGGACTAAGGGGAAGAAGAGGAAAAAGAGATGAAACATCCGGGGTTTAAGAGGGTTCAGAAGAAGATTGCCAAGAAGTACGGGATGAAGAGGGCGGGGGCTATTTTGGCTGCTGCTAGTAGGGGAGCGAGTAAGAAGGCGAAGAAGAGGAATCCGAGGCTGAAGAGGGTGAAGGGCTGATGTTCTATAACCTGCCAGTCACGGCTGGCTAACCTGAGTGAAGGGGGTACACACTATGAAATTTAGCATTATAAGAAATGATCCTGGGTTTAAGGAATTTTGGGCATGGTTGAAGGTTGAAGCTAGTTCAGAGTATATCGTGATAGAAGGTGATGAATACACCCTTGATATTTGGCTAAATGGTAAGATTGGCGAATATCGAGAAAAGGCGGAATTGATTCCTAATAAGTGGTATATGGTCAAAGTAAAAGATAGGTGGTTCCCGGCAAAACATGATCCTAAAACGGCAGGGGGATGGACAAACGAGGATACATGGGAAGATTCTGAGGCAATGGTGTTAGATTGGAGACCGATAAAGTTTGATGTCTAAAGACAAAAAACACACAGAGCCTCCTGAGATAGTCCTTGATCCCCGCAAGATGCGGATGGTGGATGCGTGGTATTGGGCTGAATTTAGCAAGATCAAGTTAGGTAGCGGCACGTTCAGCACCAGGGGGCATGAGTACGAGATCGGGCCATTGCAGGAGGACCACCCAAACCAGTGCGGCAAGAAGGGAGCCCAGATGGGGTGGACTGAGATGTGCGTCCTCAAGACATTGTGGGGGCACATCTATCGCCGCTATCCCCAGGGAACACTGTACCTTTTCCCTACGTGGAACGATGTCACGGACTTCTCCAAGGGGCGGTTCAACCCCCTGATTTACGACAACCCGGAGATAGCTAGATATGTCAAGGGGGAATCGATTGCCAAAGCTACCGAGGCAGCGACGATCAAAAGGATAGGGGGGTCGATGCTTTATCTCCGGTCTGCCAGGGAGACAGGCAAGATCCAGGGGGCTAAGGGCACATCTTCGGCCTTGAAGTCGGTCCCTGTTGATCGGCTGGTGTTCGACGAGCGGGATGAGATGTCGGACGACATGGTTGCCCTGGCCCTGGAACGACTCAGCCATTCCAAAATTAAGGAAGTATTTCAGCTGTCTACACCCACTATCCCCGATTACGGAATTGATGCCTTATATGAGAGATCGGATCAGCGGGTGTGGATGATCAAGTGTGACTCCTGTGGGACGGAGACTTGCCTGGAACTGGAGTTTCCTAACTGTGTGAAGGAGAACGATAAGGGGATATTTTACAGGGCTTGCAAAAAATGCGGCGGTGAGATATATCCCAGAAACGGAACGTGGGTGGCCCTTTACCCCGATAGGAAGGATTTAGTTGGGTGGTGGATCAGTCAGCTTAACAGCATCTATGTTGATCCTGGCTTGATCCTGGGGGCGTATCACGACCCCGAAGCCTACGGGATGACCATCCATGAGGTCCACAACTCCAAGCTCGGGATGGCCTACATCGAGGCAGAGAATCGGCTGACCCAGAACGATGTCCTGAGATGCTGCGGCAGGGAGTCAAACGGGCAGGTTTCACGTGGAACATCCGCTGGCATGGGAGTGGACGTAGGCAAGCAACTCCATGTCGTTATCGGGACGAGGGAGGTGGACTCCTATAAGGTGCTATTTGTAGGAAGGGTTCCTGATTTCAACGACTTGCACGACATTGCCGCGAGATACAGGGTGAAATCGTGCGTGATCGACATGGAGCCTGAGACCAGGAAGGCCAGGGACTTTCAGGAGGCCGAAGACTTCAAGGTGTTCCTGTGCGACTACCAGGAAAGGATAAAGGTCTTCCAGCGTAGGGACGAGCAGCGCGGGACGGTTGTGGTAAAGAGGACCGAGATTTGCGACCGGAGCCACGAAGTCGTCACTATCGTTGGCAAGTTGCAGATACCAAGGAGGTGTTCGGAAATAGAACAGTTCTCCCAGGAGATGTCAAATATTGCCAAATCACTTGAAGAAGATAAGGTAACTGGCAGTAAAATCTACAGATATAGGAAGCTAGGTCCGGATCATTACCGCCATGCCTTCAACTATTTCCTGCTGGCGTGCGACGATCCTTCGGTGACATACCCGATACCGGATGCGTGGGAGATACAGGGTGTTGCGAATGCAGACAAGAAACGGCATGACGACTATGACCCCCTGCACAGATAGGGTCAGCCGTGACGATCTTGTAGAAGTTAGATGTGCTAAATGTAACGGTTTGCTATTTTATACCAGGAGATGGACCGGGCATATCCAAATCAAGTGCAGAAAATGTAAATATATAAGCAAGTTGACTAACTAAGCAATTACATTTGCTCTAGTTTTTTGGGTGCTGCGAGCGCCAATCGGTGGAGAAATCCACTGTCTGGCGCTTTTTTTATCCACAACAAACGAAGGAGAGACAGGGAAATGAAAAAGATCATTGGATGGGTTCTGGTGGCCGTTCTCATGGTGGCCATCCCGTGGGTGTACGCTTCTGTAGTCAAGGACAGCATGACGTTCGAGGGTCCCCTCACGATCCTGAATTCGATCACACAGACCGGGAATCAGACCGTGACCGGCAACTTAACCGTAACCGGAAATACCACGCAGACCGGCAATATCGGCGTAACGGGGAATGTCGTGGTAGATGGCGGTTATATCAGACCAGAGGTGTACACCCGCACCTCCGCCCAAGGCGCTCTCACCTGGGATGTTTCCTATGGCAACGTCCTGATAACCAGTGGGACAACTCCGCTGACCATTACGCTCCCACAGATTACCACAGCCATGGCTGGATATGAATTCACGATCATCAACCATTCAGGGGCCACAACCCGGACGGTTGCATCCTACGGCTCAGGGTATGACACGATAGAGTCCACCCTTGGCACTATTACCGGTACCAGCGACGCCAACAATGATGCTGCAGGGGATACCACCACATGGATGGCTATGCCTGCCGCGACTATCAGTGGCACATCGGCTTATTGGAAACTGATTGATTATTTGAGGTCTTAGTGATCATACGCCAACCCGAACGGCATGAGATGCCGGAACTCCATGCCATTCTCTCTTCCTATCCCTCCTCCTTCCACGACCAGATGGGGAAGGCCATGTTTGTCAGGTGGTTTAATGAATACGCTCTTTATCCCCTTGTGGGGATCATAGATGGGCAAATCGTGGCCTTCTCCTACCTGGATTACTACGCGAAAGGACACTATGCAAATGTTGTTTTTGCCAGGAGAAAGGGATCAGATTATCGCACTGTTCTGGCTGCGGCCAGAGAGGGGCTGAACAGGTATTTTGACATGCTTGATATCGTTAAATTGACGGCAACTGTGCCTGACGGCCATTCAGCGAGTGTTCATTTTTTGAACGATGCCGGATTCAAACGGGACGGGATACTCAGGAATCATGCCAAATTGAATGGCGACTGGCATAACTACCATTTGTTCACGTTTCTAAGAGAGGACTGTGATGTCATTCCTATTTAAAACACCCGAAGTTCCAACCCTTCCACCCGCTGCACCGGCCCCACCAACCGAGGATGACGAGGCTGTGAAGAGGGCGGCAGAGGAGGAGAGGCAAAGAATAAGGCTCATGAAGGGACGATCCTCCACTATTTTGACAGGCGGATCTGGGGTTCTTGACGACCCGATGCTGATGAGGAAGACCTTGCTTGGGGGAGCGTAATGGAGCAGTACGCAAATGTAGGTGACGCTGAGAAGGTCAAGCAGATCAAGGAGACCCTAAAGGAACTGAAAAGGATTAGGAAGAACAGGGAGTCCGTCTGGGATGACGTGATCCAGTATGTCCTTCCGGGTCTTGAGACCATCCTCATTCAGGACAAGTACGACACAGGCAACAGGATAGGCTCCAAACGGTATGATGGGAGCGGCGTATCTGCCCTCCAGCTTTTTGCTGACGGCTTGTATGGATATCTTGTGTCTCCTCATATTCCGTGGCTCCGTCTCAAAATGTCTAGGGATATTATGGACGTTCCCGAAATAAGGATCTGGTTGCAGGATCTTGAGGATCATTTTTATAACGTATTTTCAGGAACCAATTTTTACGAGGCAATGTCCCAGTATTTCGAGTACACCCCGGCCTTCGGATTTGGGGTTCTGTACTCCGAGGAAGACATCGAACGCGAAAAGATCGTGTTCCACACCCACCATCCCGGCGAATGTTTCCTGGTGGAAAACAAGTACGGGTTTGTGGATCAGGTCTACCGAGAGTTCAAGATGGAGGCCCATGCCGCATACGAGAAATTTGGAGACAAGGTATCGTCCAGACTGATAGACACCCTGGATAAGGGAGGGGCGTTCAAGCTGTGGGACTTTATCCATGCTGTCTATCCACGAAAGAACAGGGACGCTGGGAAGGTGGACTCCAGAAACAAGCCTTTCGAGTCTGTCTGGATTCAATGTGACTATGGAAAAGGTAGGTCTGAAATCGTCAGGGAGTCAGGATACGACTGGAACCCCTACCATGTCTGGAGGTTCAAGAAAGGAACCACGGCTTATGGCATAGGCCCCGCCGAGGATGCCCTGATAGAGATTATGGGCTCCAACCAGATATCCAAGGACCTCCTATTGGCTGCCGAGAGGTCGGTTGACCCCTCCTATAATGTGCCTTCGGAGATGTACGGTAAGGTTGACATAACTCCGCATGGCTTCAACTATTTCAGCGATCCTACCAAAACAATCTCACCCGTTACCACAGGAATCAACTGGCCGATCGGCATAGACCAGCACGACAGAATCCAGAAGGCGATCGAGAGGCATTTCAAGGTCGAGTTCTTCATGCTCCTCTCCCAGCACGAGGACCGCACTAAAACGGCAACGGAGGTCATTGAACTCCAGGGAGAGAAGGCGGCAGTTCTTGGCAGGCCAATCGGGAGACTCAACACTGAATGCCTGAACCCAATCATAGACCGTGTATTTCAGATCGAGATGAACGCTAACCGCATCCCCCCTATCCCCCAGATTCTTATCGATGCCTACGGAGGGGCCAATATCGAGGTGGATTACCAAGGTCCTCTCGCACAGGCCCAGAAAAAACTGTTTCAGATGCAGGGTTACCTGCACGGTTTGGATCAACTAGGGCCGGTAATTCAGATTCGACCGGAGGTGGCGGATATTGTGGACTGGGATGAAGCTGGTAGGGGCATTCT